TGTTCTTTACCTCTCCTCTTTCGGATGTCGCCCATCGGTATTGCCGTAGGGCATCCAATCCATATTTGCATTTATCATGGTCAAACCAACACCTGTTTAGAATCATTCTAACTGCGTTAATTCCATCCTCGATTGAGAGTTTAGGAACAATCGAAGTCCGTAGTCCTAGACTCTGTGCTGTTTCCAACCGACTTACTCCTGTTCCTATTTCTCTCACTTTCGCATCGTGTGGGAGGTAATGCGTATCGTATATATATTTTTTAGCGTCTAGCTCCTGTGCGTAGAACTCCAAGCTCTGTCCGGAGTCCTCAAGATAATCTATGATGTGAAAGGCCGATCCTTTTTGTTGAACAAACCAGATCGCAGTCTTGTCTGCCATTCCTAAATCCCAGAACGTTAAAACTTTTAAACTTATGTCGTAGGGAACTTTTGTAATTCTTCCATCTTCTTCGGCTCGTGTGATTCCTCGTGAATAAATCGATCCGATGGCCGATGAGTCAAAGGAGCATTCAAATTCAGCTTCATAGATCTCTTCCGGCATCATCGCCTTCGCCTCGTTTAGCTCAAGCTCGGATATGACGTTGGTATCACTCGCCTTAAAGGTCTGGGAGTACCAATCCTTCTGGTGACAGGCATGATCGTATAAATCAAAAAAGGCATTGTGGCCTTGAGGAGTTCCAATCGCTATCATCCATCCGTTTCTATCGGAGAGGGATGGTCTGACAATTTCAGTCCATAGTCGAGGAGGCATCTGTGCCACCTCATCGAGTATGACTCCGTCAATATAGAGTCCTCTTAAGCTGTCCGGTCTCTCACAACCTAACAGTTGAATCCTGCCTCCATTGGGCAAATCGCATCTCAATTCTGTTTCGTGGTACGTCGTGTTTGGAATGACTTCAGTATAGTGCTTCAAGTAATCCCAAGCCGTTCTCTTGCTCATCGAATAGGTCGGACTGATATAATAATATCGTGGCCTGGATAACGTACTCTGCATACATTTCTTTAAGAGTTCGTTGACGCACATCACAGTCTTGCCAAATCGCCTGTGACAGACGAGGACATTAAACCTTTTTAACTGATCGTGAACGTGCTTTTGATGATCTCGTGGCTTATAGGGTATAACAACTTTCACGCATCCTTGCTTCCCTGCTCATTGTTGATTATGTCTCGCATTGATGCCACATCATCGCCTTTCACCACTCCCTTTCCTACTCGGTCTGGATACGTGGTCTTTTTTTGAATGGCTAGAACAAGATCCTTGAAGGGATCGTTTAGAGGTTTTCGCTTATATTTCTTTTTATCCGGTACGACTCGCTTTTTATATTTTGAAGTCCGAAGGTCTCTCGCCATAGGGTTTTTTTTGCTCATACATTAATCACAATCGCCTTTATTCAGTGTTTTGGTCTCATATATCCACTCAGTCCCTTTTAAGCCTGTGTGGGCGTATTTAAGGGGTTTAAATGGCTTTTAGGATTTTTCACTTGTGTTGAAGTGGGTAGTGTAATTATAATTCAAGACCTCAAGGGGTTATTCCCTTTTCTCAAAACCTGGAGGAATTAAAAAGTTCATAAAACCACAGCCAGTGGACTGATATGATATATAAACAGCCAATTATTTAATTTGAGGTTTAAATCAGGAACGTTTCTCATTTAAACTTTAAATTATTTGATATTTAAAGCTGATAACTTTAAATTCTCACGAAAGAACTGTGTAAAAAAAGGTCTTTCAAACTAAATCTCCACCTCTATCAATGACTTAAGGATATATCCCTTATCCCTCTGCTCTTATCTGCTGTTCATTAACGTTATATTTAGACAGGTATTAGTTCATTTGCTGTCTGTCTCCCAGCTTATCTGTATTGCTTTGTCTCCTCCGGATACTTCCATTTGAGTCTTGTCTCCATAGACACGAGGGAAGAGCTTCTGTGCTTTCCATTGTCGGTGGCGAATTAATTCGGATACTGCTTTCACTTCGGAAATGTCTGCTTTCTTTTCTCTGGCTCTTGAAACAGTCTGCATGGCAATCGTCTCCACGTCTCCCATAGACCATTCGATCCCATCGGATTTAGCCAGAC